CTACTGAAATCATTCATATAAGAGACAACGCAGCAGACAGTATCTTTAGAGGTACTTCAAGACTTGAGGCTGCTTACGGATCTATTGACCGTCTTTCTAAGATGTTAAAGTTTCAAACTAACTTCTTTAAGAATGGTGCAGTTCCCGGCTTAATACTAAAAAGCCCAAATGTGTTATCGAACAAAATGAAACAACGACTTTTGGATTCTTGGGCACAAAAATATAATCCAGAACACGGAGGTCGTAGACCTGTAGTTCTTGATGGTGACTTAGATATTAAACCTATGGTTGATAATACATTTAAGGACTTGGACTTTGAAAACGCTGTACAAGAACATGAAAAGAGAATCTTAAAAGCGTTAGGAGTTCCACCAATTCTTTTAGATGGGGGAAACAACGCAAATATTAAACCTAATATGAGATTGATGTATCAAACTTCAGTTATCCCATTAGTTCTGAAATTTTCAGCAGCAATGAGAAAACATTTTGGGTATAATATTACACCAATTACTGAAACAGTTAGCGCGCTACTACCCGAAGTAAAAGATCAAGCCTCTTATTTATCCACCCTTGTTAACTCTGGTATAATGACCCCTAACGAGGCTAGATCTAAATTACGTTTAGAAGCTCTAGAGGGTGGAGACGAAAGACAGATTCCTGCAAACATTGCAGGGTCCTCAGCAAACCCCGCCGTAGGAGGAAAACCCTCAGAGGGCGGAGATGACAAAAGCGTACTAGATCTTAGTTCTAGAATTAGGAATTGAAACTTTCACTTGACAAAATTATAAAACCCTGGTATAATTATAAGTGTTAGTGGATCAGTGCCCTCTCAAATAAATTGGAGATTAGCATGACTAATAAAACTTTAAACCTAGTCGGAACCTTTGAGAAATCAATTGGCGATGGCGACGTTTTAAAAATAAAGGGGTATGCAAATACGACGGTCAAAGATCGTTCAGGAGATATAATTGAACAAGCTGCTTGGTTAAAGGGCGGAATGGACAATTATTTAAAAAATCCGATTGTATTAGCATATCACAATCATTCTAAACCAATTGGTACTACTGTAGATTACAGTGTTACTGATAAAGGTTTGGAAGTGGTTGCAGAAATATCTTCTGCAGCTGGCGACGTATACTCTTTGATTAAAGACGGTATTCTCAAGACTTTCAGCGTTGGATTTTCCATCAAGGACGCAGATTATGACAGAGAAGACGATGTATTTTATATCAAAGATTTGGAACTACTAGAAATTTCGGTAGTATCAGTACCTGCAAATCAAGACTCTACTTTTAGCATTGCAAAAGCTTTAGGTGAAGACTATGCAGAGTTTAAAAAAGAGTACATTGAAGCTGAGGAAACAGAAACAATCGTTGATGAATCTTCAGAAGCAAGTAATGAAACTATCCTTAAGGAGAAATTAAAAATGGATAAATTAGAAGAGTTAACACTCAAAATGGAAGCTATGGAAAAAGCAGCTGCTGATAAAGCAATTGCTGAGCAAGTAGCAATCGAAGCTGAAGTAAAAGCAACACAAGAAGCTGATACTAAAGCTGCCCAAAAGGCACAAGCAACACACATTGAAGTAATTTCAACTGGTGTAGAACGTTTAGAAGCAGAAGTTGCTAAACGTGCAGCGGACTCAGAAGCATCTTTAAAAGATATTTTAGATGGTTTACACGCTGAATTAAAAGAAAACAAAGATGAGTTAGAAGCTTTACGTGTATCTAAGATGCAGTTCGCTACTCCAGAAGAGGTTAATGCAATCACTTCAGAAGAGAAGATGAATTCAGTATTGTTGTCTAAAATCTTACGTCGTGATATGAAGGGTACTAAGTACTTTGATAACCTAGTAACTAAGTCTGGCCGTCAACATGGTGTTGATGATGCAGATTGGGAAACTGAGTTCAATTCAAACGTATATGATGTAGCTAAACAATCTTTAGTTGTAGCTCCTATGTTTGATAACATCACTATGTCTACTGAGACTATGCGTATCCCTACTAACCCTGGTGCAGGTGTTGGTGAGTGGATTCATTCAGGTTCTTACCGTGGCGCAGCATCAACTGGTTCTGAAGCTTCAACTAACCTTAATGAAATATCACTAACAGCTCATAAGTTAGTAACTAAGGAATACATCGGTTATGAAGAGAATGAGGATGCATTGCTTCCAATTCTTCCAATCGTTCGTGGTCATATGGCTCAACGTATTGCTAACTCAATCGATACTGCGTTGTTACGTGGTACTGGTGTTACTGTTGCTGGTGGAACGTTTAACCCAATTCGTGGTTTAGCTTCGTGGGCAACTACAGCGGCTACTAAGACGCCTAAAGCTTCTACAGCTAAGGTTGCTGCCATTGACTTTGCTGCTGCACGTCGTGCTATGGGCTTACATGGTCAGAATCCTGGTGAATTAGTTTACGTTGTATCACCTACAGTGTACTACGATCTAATTGATGATGCTACATTTACAAGTGCTGATAAAGTAACTGATTCTCAATTGATGCAAATCAAAGGTTATGTTGGTTCAATCTCTGGTTCTAAAGTTATCGTTTCTGATAAGTTTGAAGCTGCAGCCGCTGGTAAAGCTCACTCAGTGATCGTAAATACTAGCTACTTTAAAACAGGAACTCTACGTGGTCTTATGACTGAGTCAGATCGTTCTGTTGAAGAGCAAAAGTCAATCATCGTATCAAGCATGCGTACTGGATTCATTGGTTTAGACCAAGCTTCTGCTACTACTGCTAACGGTGTAGCGTTACTTAAATATTCTTAATATTTAGCTAACTAGTAATCGGGTGCTTCGGCACCCGGTTATACTAATTATAATTCATTGAGTTGTAATTAGTATAACATATAATGGAGAAAGAATGTCAGATCTAGTAACATCAGATGAGTATAAAGACTACCAAGGTATTACGTCTGGCACTAATGACTCTAAATTATCTGTATTAACAGGACACGTTAGTGACTTGATTAAGAACTACTGTGGTCGTACATTCTGTGATTGGTACAATGTTACTAAGACAGAGTACTTCGATACCACAAATGTTAACAAATTATACACTGTTGAGTGGCCAATCTTAGATAGTTACGCAGGTACTGAAGTAGCTTACTCTGAAGATGGTGGAGTAACTTACACAGTATTAGTAAAAAATACAGACTACTTCTTAGATGAAGATGGCATAAGAGCAGATTATATTGGGGCAAGAAACTTCTTACCTTCAAACGTATTCAAAGGCATTAGAGTAAAGTACCGTGGAGGATACGACTCTATTGATGTGCCTAAAGACTTAAAACTAGCAACATACGATTTAATTACATACTATTTAAGAAAGGAGCAAACTCCTAGAAAGTCTATCGGAGACACTTCTGTAGAGCATGTTAAGTCAACAGACTTTCCACCTCATATTAAGAGAGTATTAGATCTTTACCGTAACATGGAGTAAAGATGTCTGCCAGATCAAAAATAGTAAAATCACTAGTTACAAAATTAAACGAGATAGCCGCAACACAAAAGTTTAGTACAGCTGGTTCAGCAGTACCAACATTCGGCAACTTGTTAAATGCATTCAATGTGTCATTGAAAGGGGCTACCGCATCCCTTGATGGAAACAATGATCTTAGAATAACAAATGCTACCGGTGGTAGCAGCTCAAAGATAGCTTTAAGGGACACTGGTTCAAGAAGGTTATTTTCGAGTTTAAGCGGTTTTGTAAAAATAAAAAATGCTGTAGACGGTACTGATCCTACTAATGGTTATCAGAGGGTTCATTTAGACCCTGCGTCAACCAAACAAACTGATTCTACAGGATTAAACACAAGTACAACCTATACTGCCACAGTTACTATCGATGGAGTCGCTAACCCCGTCTCTTTACTCGGAAGTACGGCAACGAACTATAATGCTTTAGTTGTAAAACTAGAGTCTCTTATAGGCGGGTGTACTGTTAAATTTTTAGGTAGTTCTGGTAAATTAGAAATTAAGAGCATCTCCACTGGAGCAAGTTCTTCAGTTTCTATTACAGATACTGGAACTAACAAATTATTTAACTCTCTAACACATTATGACTCCATACCGGCAGCGATTGCCGGGGTAGAGGCTACTACAGGATACCAAGTGGTAGAGCTAAGCGGCACTACAACAGAGTCTAGTTTCACAGGTTTAACAAATCTTGATAGTTTTGTTTATACTTGTGAGGTTAAAGTTCCTAATGTATACATATGTGACTTATACCAAAATGTAACTGATAAGTTAGTATTTTGGGATGAAATCGTAGACTTCCCTTTCGTGGGAATTACAGCAGGAAACGAGACAAGAGAATACTTACCCGGCGCTTTTAAGTGGGGGTATTTAACCTTAACCATCAGAATATATGTCCAAGAGGAAGACCCAGTCGAAGCCTTGGAAAGTATATTAGTTGAGGTAGAAAAGAAAATAGAGGATAACTCTGATTTAGCGTATGAGGCGGACCAGAAAGTGGCAGATTTAAGAATTATATCTATCACTACCGATGAGGGACTTTTAGCACCAATAGGTGTCGGCGAGTTCCAATTACAAGCCCAGTACGAAATATAATCTTTAATAGGAGATAGACAAATGGCAGCAAGTCATATTAATCTGATCCGTAACAGTAAGTTATACATTAGCACAACTAATGATACTACGGCAATGAAGGCAGCAAATACATATCAATTAAATGTATTAGACGGCTTCTCATTCTCGCAAACTACAGCTACGGCAGAAATTTCATTAAGTGAAGCAGGTGCGGATGCTAAACGTGGTAAAAAATCTTTTAACACGTCAAGAAATCCAGTAGACTGGTCTTTCACTACATATATCCGTCCGTATAAGCGTACCGCAGGAACTACTCCAGTAGCACATTCTAGTGCTGTTGAAAAGTTAATGTGGGAATCTTTACTTACGGCGGGACAAACAGTAGCTACACCTAGTAATACCTCATGGACCCCTTTCTATACGTTAGAAGGTACGGGTTCTACTGGTATGACTATGAATACACTAAATTCTGATAAAGACATATTAACTACGTTATATGTCTTTTTCGAATTATCAGATGGAAGCAATAAAACATACTACAGAATTAATAAAGCTTTAGTAAATACTGCTGAAATCGATTTTAGTATTGATGGTATCGCACAAATAGCGTGGGCGGGGCAAGGAGAAACATTAGAAGAAATTACTTTGTCTGACATGCCTCCTTCAACTGCAGGTAAAGTTATGCCTGTACATAATGGGGTAGGGTCAACTACTCTTTCTGGTACTCATGGGGTAGGTTTAGCAGGCGATTCAGCTACTCAAAAAGTTTTCGAACCAGAGTATATTCGTAACAAGCTATCTACAGTAACTCTAGTAGACGCAAATGGCGGCGCTAAAGACGGTGAGTTCTATCAAATTATTCTTACTGGTGGTTCAGTCAGTATTGATAATGGTGTAACTTACTTGACTCCAGATGAGTTAGGTGTTGTAAATACTCCAATTGGTGGGTTTACAGGTGTACGTAATATTACAGGTACAATGACGACTTATTTACGTTCTGGTGGTACAGGTCCTGATCACGATGGCTCTACAGCTGCCAAAGGTTATGATTCAGCCACGCTAATAAGTGACTTATTAGCTTCTACTACTTCTACAAGTAATGAGTATGTATTAAACCTAAACATGGGGGGCGCAGCAGCTCCTATGGTTAACTTCAAGTTCAACCACGCTAACTTAGAAGTACCATCTATTGACGTAGCGGATGTTATTAGTACTACTATCAACTTTACTGCGGAAGGTGCCTCAATGACTGCAGCAGACGTTATGGAAGTTAAATATCTAGCTACTGTATAAGTAGTTAAAAGTATCCCACTTCGGTGGGGTGCTTTTTAAAGTGTTCTTCTCGAGAGAGTATTTTAAAAAGCGCAACGTAAGTATACGACCAGAATTGTGTTTAAGGAGAGAATAATATGGCTGGACCAAATTTATCTAGTTTATTAACCCCAAGTAAGACCGTTGATTTTGATTATCCTGGATATGAAGGCTTCAGCGTAAAATTAGCCTTTCTTTCAAGAGAAGAGTTATTAAAAATCCGTAAAAAAGCAACTACAACTAAGTTTGATAGAAAGACTCGTCAACCAAAGGAAGAGATGGATGAAGAGTTGTTCTTAAAAGCATACGTTAATGGCGTAGTAAAAGGCTGGAAAGGTTTAAAATACAAGTTTTTAACAGACTTTATTTTAGTAGACCTTGAAGGTGTAGAAGATCTAGGAGCTGAATTAGAGTTCTCAGATGAAAATGCTTTAGTAATGATGAAGAACTCTAATGAGTTTGACACGTGGGTATCAGAAATGGTAGGCGATTTGTCAAATTTTACCAAGAACAACTAGAAGAAGCTCAAAAAAGCTTAGTATTCTTTATCAAGTCCTTACAATCAGGAATGACTGCAGAGCAGTACTTTATGATGATGGAGGAACTAGGTGAAGAACCTAAGCCGGAGGAAATACCTCCAAGATTTGAAGATTTACTAGTTGAGGCCCAAGAGGCGTGGCAGATATACCAATCCTTGCAGGATATTTGGGAGGGTATGTCTGGGACATTTATGGGTAAGAACAAAGCGGGGATGTTCGACTTGTTCCGAGTTTACGAAGTAGAAAATGTTAGGGAAGTAATGT